TTAAAATTACTGTTACGTAATCCTTCATGGAGCAACTCTGTTATGTCATCAAGCTCTTTGAGGAGTTGAGTTGAGATCATATCAGAAGGGTACTCAGGACCTGGGGCTAGTTTGAAAGCACGACCATTTGGAGGAAAAAAGCCAAGCTGAAGTCTTGAAGCAAATCTAGGGAGACCAGTTACTGCCGTTTCGTCATATATGTTTTCTGTACGTCTTTGACCAGCAAACTCACCAAAGAAGCTTTCTCTATGTGGCAAAACGTAATCATAAATTTCTTCCCATATGTCAGACCAATTCTGCCATTTACCTTTGGCTTTCTTGTATCTGTTCATTACCTTTTCGTATTCTGCACGATCTCCAGTCTGAGCAGAAGGACTAGGACTTGCATCACCACCAGTATCGCTACGCATTGTCTTTGTCTCCCATCATTTTTCTTCTGTAACCACTAAAATCTTCTAACTCACTGCTTTGCAATGAACGACTACCTATTTTGTTTGATGCAGTCTTTCTGATACGTTCAGTACGTTGAAACTCTTGTCTGTCAGCTTCTTCTTTATTAATACGTTCTTGTTCAGCTTTTTTAGCTTGTAACTCTGGATCAGGTGCGACTTTAGGTGTTGATAATAGACTACCCATGTGAGGTCTCCAATAAATCTTTTGCGTCAAAAATGATTGAACCTTTTCGTTTAAGCAATTCACAATACAATTGATAAGGTGTCCATATCCAAAACTTACGGACATTACATAGATGTTTGATAAAGCTTACACAGTAAAATAGTCTTGGAATGTAGATAGGGTGGTCTTTTACGTCAATTTCAACGCAAGTATTACACATATGCATATTCAGAACTAATTCTGTGGCTTTTTCTCCTTTTAATGTCTGAAAATCAAAGCCATTAGTGGTTATCTCTACCTTTTTCCATATATCTAGCTCAGGATCGTAGTTAACTGCGTAAACATGAGTAAAGCCAACACGATATTTAGTAAAAAGTTTCCATAATCCTATATTCTTACTGTCACAGAAGCATATTATCCATTTCATACGGCTCTTTGCCTCCCAAAACGGCTATTACGTCTTTTTAATCGTGCAAAAATCGTGCAAATGGGTTACTTACTCTCTCAACAGTAGTGGGGGAGGTAGGTGTTTGAGGTCCAAGCATGACTTTTCTGCCCTCACCACCTCCAAGAAAGGCATATTGCAGTGCATCATGACAATGAGAAAACCTATTCTTGTCAGGTTTTTCCTCATATCTTTCATTACCCATGTAATACATACGTTTATATTGATAGCCACCTTCAAATCCTGAGATCAAACTGGTGCAAGTAGGACTTACAGTTATTGACGGCAATCCATCTGACATTCTGTTTATCACAGATTCAACGGCTTCCACTCTAACTGATATGTCATTTGTTGGAGCTGGGTACGCAGAGATTCCAGCAGCTCTTAACATCATAAATGGAGTATGCTCTGAGACCTGTGCCATTTGGTTTCCAGCAGGATCACCAATAAATTTAAATGTAAGTTTATCCCATTGATGCTTTGATATCTCCCTTTTTAATATCTCAGCAAATCTAATAGCTCCCATGTCCTTACCAATAATCTCATGGAATACTATCCATCTCCCAGAGTGTAATTGCTGACAAAAGACTGCTGAGGGTGATCGTCCAAAGTCTATGCCAACAATTACATCACTTTGATCCGAAGGAGATAACGGATCCTTTGATACATGAGTATCTCGTCTGAATGTAGGATAAACTGGTTTGCCGTCCATCAATGCCTGATACTCATTCAATACATAGACCTTAACCCAAGATGGTGACTTGCCCAGGATTATCTTATCATAATATTCTGCTTGTAGATTATCTCTGTTCTCTGATTTAAGATTGGGTGTATATCCAGATAAATTACCATGATCGTCTTTTTTTTCATACATAGCTGATGGCTGAGAAAAGAAGTTCCAATCATCAGGCTTGACCATTAACAATCTTTCATCTGTTGTCATGTATTCTGGTACAGCAACTTCTCCAGCTACAATGCCCCACCAGTGATCTTCACTTGGAGCATTTGTGTCCATAATAACACCATACCAACTTGGACCACCTTCACGCATTGAAGGAAATCGACCAACACGCATAGTACACGCATCTATTATATTTTTATTTATCTCTCTAGCCTCATTGACCCAAACACCACTTAGCTCCAAAGATAATAGCTTTTTTACATCTTCGGTTTTATCCAAAGCCAAAAAGATAACTTCAAGTTCAACTGTGGTTTTATCTCCCAAGGCAAAACAAATATTATGTGTATATGGTGGAGACCAGACAAAACGACCTAAATCATCATCAAACCAATCTCTCCATGTCTTAATGGTTGTGGTTTTTAACTGAGGATTTGTATTACGGATTACTGCCCAACGGCTCTTTCTAACACCTTGGTCATTTGGCTTTTGAGATACAGACTTACGCATGATCTCCATGCAACAGGTAACAGACTTACCACTGCCAACTGGACCTCTGATACCACGAACAAATGATCCATCTTTCATAAATGACTTGGCTACTTGACCTGGGGGTTTGTAGTCTAGTTTCATAAAAGATTTCTTCTAGATGCTCCACCACCACTGCCAGATAACATGGCACGCCTTGATGCCGTAGATAACGTAGGTGTCTTTTTCTTAATAGGTTCCGTTACATCTTTTGGAGGAGATGTGGCTGGAGGTGAACTATCATTACCACTATCACTGTCCATCTTAGATACTGAATAAGAACCTGATGCAGTTCTGCTTGTGTCATCTCTGCCTATAGGACTGAAATCAGGATTACCAGAATATGTCGATACACCCATTTTACTTGTACCGACAACTCCCTGATACGAACCATCTTTGGAGTCATAAACTGGTCTGCCACCAGACCTTAAAACACTGGCTTGGTTCTTATAATTCATACTGCTGATAGTATTCATGGCTACAGTACCAATAGTTGGAACAGGTACATTGATTACTGACTTCTTAGCCTTGGCATCTAAGTCCATAGCAAGACCAGCATTTTCTCTTACTGTCTTTGCTTTCTGAGGACTTATCATTACATCAATACCTTTTGATGCTGCTTTACGTTGCTCCTGATAATCGTTAAACGTACTTTGCCTTGACTTAGCTTCTTGCTCTGCTTTGGCACGATTAGTTGCCTCTGTCATTGCCTTATCTCTTTTGTCACTTCCACTCAGTCTTCCAAAGTCTGAATCTGAAGGACTGTCATTTGAACTACCACCCATAATTGCCTCCTTGTGTTTTTGGCTTTCTTAAGATAAAATTTTTTATTCGGTTTTGTCTTTTCACATTGTATCGTGAGTGTGGTTTACCCGTTATAGAGATAGCTCTCATATTTTAGGACGGCTTCTCATACGGCATATATCTGTCAGGGGCCCCTCAATCAACATTGAAGTTAATGTTTACGGCTGTGTTCACTGACTTAGGTGCATCAACCCTGAGTCCAGCTCTGTCCATCAAATCTCTGGAGGCTTCTAATCTCACATGGGCTGACTTGCTATTCAGTAGGTCTCTCATAGTTGCTAGAGCTTGTGTTGCGTCCCAACCAAGACAACTCATTGCTAATTGCTGTCTATACTCTACTACATGAGGCTTGTTAAGGGTTATGTACGCCCATGCCTTATTCCTACCCAGTCGTTTAGCACCTTCTGTTGGGTTGCAACCATCATGCAACATTGCGTGTACTAACTCAGCCTGTGCTTCTGTTACTTTGCTATGTGTTGGTAGTAGTGTTTGACTGTTCGTTTCTATATCACTCATCGGAACAATCGAACCCTTGTATCGTTCTTGTTGTGTTGTGTTTGCTTTCATAGGACGGCTCTTTTAATTACTCTACGAGATTATAAGCATGGGTGCTATTTACGTGTCTATTCACATTCCTAAGTCCTTGTTCTCACTAATGATTATGAGATGGCATCGAGCCATACATAATCATGGCAACAACTAATAGAACTTATGTTGCCAATTTTGCTCCAGTCCGTTTTGTCTCATACTTAGAATAAGATTGCATTGCACTCATCTCACTTCGTAAGATTCCCTACATTCCATCTCATTCTTCTCATATGTATGATCGTA